CGGCGTACAAGCCGTGGCTGTTGAAGGATCGGGCGCTGCGGACCCAGGCGCAGACGGGGGACCGTAACGGGCTGGGCGTCCCGGTCTACACGGCGGGCCCGGAACCGGTTCCGGGTGCCGGTGAGACGGCCGGCGACGTGCAGTCGAAGGTGGAGGCCGAGCTGGAGGCGGGCCGCACGCTCGCGGCGGGGTACCGTGCCGGCGATGACTCGGGGGCGGCGCTCCGCAACGGCGCCAGCCTCGACTTGAAGGGTGTCAAGGGTTCACTCCCGGACCTGGACAAGCCGATCCGGTACCACGACGAGCAGATCGCCCGGGCCGTCCTGGCGCACTTCCTGAACCTCGGCACCGAAACCGGCAGCTGGGCGTTGGGGGCCACGTTCGCGGACTTCTTCACCCTGGCGTTGCAGTCGGTGGCTCTCGACATCGCTGACGTGGCGTCGATGCACATCGTGGAGGACCTGGTCGACATCAACTTCGGCATGTCGGTGCCGGCGCCGCGGATCGTGTTCGACGAGATCGGCTCCAAGCATCCGGCGACGGCGGAGGCCATCAAGCTTCTCGTCGACGCCGGCGTTCTTACCCCGGATGACGACCTGGAGCTGTTCTTGCGCACCACATACGGCCTGCCTGCGGCGGGCACCCCACGACAGGAGGCGGTCGCGTGAGCGGACCCACTTTCCGGTATCGCGGCGACGTGATGCCCGATGAGACGATCCGGGCGTCCATGCTGACACCCGACCTGGAGCCGGGGGCGACGACCGCCGACCTGGAGCTGTATGACCCGATCGACTCGTGGGGCGGCTGGTGGGGTGTGTCAGCGAAGGAGTTCTCGGCTGCCCTGGCGGCACTGCCGGACACGGTCACGACGATCAACCTGCGGATCAACTCGCCGGGCGGCGAGGTGTGGGATGCGATGGCGATCGTCAACATGCTGCAGCGCCACAAGGCCCGCATTGTCGCCTGGGTCGACGGCGTGGCCGCGTCGGCCGCGTCGGTCCTGGCTGTGACCGCCGACGAGTGTGTCATGGGCACCGGAGCGCAGATGATGTTACACGACGCGTGGATCATCGAGCTGGGCGACGCTGACACGCTCCGTGCGACCGCGGACCGGCTCGACAAGTCGTCCGGGTCGCTGGCGAAGCTGTATGCCGCGAAGGCGGGCGGCACCGTCGACGAGTGGCGGGCCGTGATGACGGCCGGCCCGAACCGGGAGACGTGGTACACCGCCGACGAGGCTGTCGCCGCCGGCCTGGCCGACCGTGTCGCCGGTGACGTCCCGGACGCCGCGAAGGCGCGCGCCAGGGCGATGCTGGCCGCCATGCCGGGGATCGGCTACCGGGGCCGCGACGAGGCGCCCGCACCGGTCATCACGCCCCGCCCGAAGGCGCCCCTCGAGTCCGTGCGAAACATCAGTCTCCCGGTCGACTCTGACCCGGGCCATCACAACACCGAACCGGAAGGGGACTCCATGTCCACTCTCACCGACGGTCTCCGACAGCGGCTCGGGATCTCCGATGCCCAGATCGACGAGGACGGCCTGCTGGCTGCTCTCGACGAGGCGCTCAACGAGCGTTCGGAGCCGACCAACACCGCCCCACCCGCCGGGACCGTCCTTGTGGACGCGGCGGCACTCGAGGCGCTCAAGACGGATGCTGCCGCGGGCCGTGAGGCGCTCGACCGTCAGCATGCAGACGACCGTGTCCGTGCGGTCGACGCCGCGATCGCTGCGGGCCAGATCACCCCGGCCCGCCGGGCCGACTGGCTCGACGCCCTGACGAAGGATCCCGGCGCGGCCGCGACCCTCGCCAGCCTGCCCAAGGGGCTCGTCCCGACCCAGGAGCTCGGCTCCGCCGGGGCGCTCGAAACCAACGACGAGGACGCCCTGTACGCGGGTCTCTTCGGGAAGGAGTCCTGAACCATGGCCGAGTACGTTCCCCTGTTCAAGCCTGGCCAGGCGGTCACCCGTCAGGCGTCGGCGACCATCACCGGCGGCCAGCTGGTCCGCGTGTCCGGCAACGGCACCGTGGCCCCCGTTTCGGCCGCGTCGGCTGACTGGTTCGGCGTCGCCGGCCATGACGCCGCCAATGGCGCCCAGGTGACCGTGTTCACCTCGGGAGTCCAGCGCATCGCATGTGTCGCCGCCATCACGGCCGGCGCCACTGTGGAGGGCGGCGCCTCCGGCCAGGTCGCCACCCACACCAACGGGACCAACGACTTCAACATCGTCGGCCTCGCCCTGTCCACCACGACCGCGCCGGGGCAACTCGTCGAGGTCAAGCTCGTCCGCTGAGGAGACGAACATGCCCTACACCTACCCGGCCGGTGCGCCGACTCTCTCGGGCGACGCTGTCACCGTCTCCCGGTTCCTGAACAACCCGAACCTGGTGGCCCGCCGGATGCGGACCCTGCTGGAGCAGCGGTTCATCGCGGCCCGAATCTTGCGGCAGCGGTTCGACGTCCAAGGCGGCGCCGTCGTCTTCGAGACCGGCGAGACCATCTTCGCCAACGACGACCCGCGGCCGATCGCGCCGCTGGCCGAGTACCCGCTGACGACCACCTCGACAGGCACCGCGTCGGTCGCCCCGGTCGTCAAGGTCGGCGAGGATGAGCCGATCTCCGACGAGGCGATCAAGCGGCTCACCATGCAGCCGGTGAACCGGGCCCTGCTCAAGCTGGCGAACACTGCCGTCCGGAGGGTCGACACGACCGCCCTGTCGGCGATCGCCTCGGCGGTCACCGCGACCCAGGCCGCGTCCGGCTCCTGGTCGGGCGCCGGCACCGCAGCGCAGATCCTCGCCGACGCGGCGGACGTGAAGGCCGACATTCTGGCCCTCAACATGGGCTACGACCCTGACACGATCCTCCTCGACGACGTGACCTACGCCGCCGTGCTCGCGAAGTTCCTGGCCGCCGGGTTCCTGCCGCGTGAGGGTGACAACCCGATCGGGACCGGCAACTTCCCGCAGGTGCTGGGGATGACGTGGCTGCCGACGCCGAACCTGCCGACCGCAGGGGTGGCGCTGGTGCTCGACTCGCAGCAGCTCGGCGGCATCGGCGTCGAGGATCTGGGTGGCCCCGGCTACACGACCGTCAACGACACGGGTGTCCAGACGAAGGTCATCCGGCAGGACGAGGTCGACGGCTACCTGGCCCGTGTCCGCGCGACCAACGTGCCGGTGGTCCTCGAGCCGGCTGCGGCGAAGAAGATCACGGGGGTGTGATGGTGTACATCGTCAAGGCGCCCCTCGTGGTCGCCCGTCTCAAGGGTGGCTCGTACGCGTACCTGTACGCGGGCACCGAGCTGCCCGACAACCTCGAAGCCGGCGAAGCCAAGCGGCTCCACGCCGAGGGCTTCGTCGAGAAGGCTGCGGACGCCCCGGCGCCCGAGGCTCCCACGGCGCTCGCCGACATGAAGGCGGCCGACCTGAAGGCGGTCGCCGACGCTGAAGGGGTCGACCTGGCCGGCGCCAGGACGAACGCCGACAAGGTCGCCGCCATCGAAGCCGCCCGTGCCGCGGCCGTAGCCGAGCCGACCCCGTCTGCCGACAATGGCGACGGGGGCGGCTCGGACGTCTGACCCACACAAGGGAGGGGGTGACCCGTGGACCTGCTTACTCCGGTCGACTTCAACGCCTGGGCGGTAGATCAGGCGCAGCTCGGCGTGTACATCGCGGATGTGTTGCGCGAGGTGCAGCGGGTCATCCCCACCCTGCAGGCTGCCGCCGCCTCTGACCCGGCGGTGGCCGAGTCGGCCAGCTCCATCCTCCGTGCCGCTGTCCTGCGCAGGATCGCGGCCGGCCCGGTGCCGTGGACGCGCCGGTCTGTCACCAAGGGACCGTTCGCCGAGTCGGTCACGGCAGCGACCGGCGCCTGGGCCATCCTGGCGGGCGACGAGCTCGCCGGGCTGCTCGCCCTGGTGGGCGCCGCGCCGGCGTCGCCCCCGGTCGCGCTGCCGCGTGGCACGTTCCCGCCGATCCGTGCGACAGGCTCCTGGTGACTCTCGCCCAGTGCGCCCAGGACGTCTCGGTTTCCGGCGCAACCCACGCCTACGCCACTGTCGGATGGCTGGCACCGCAGCAGGTCGCTGCTGATGGTGTGATGCCGGCCCGTCTGTACGTGGCGGGCCGCCCTGGGGATGTCGCTGTTGGCGACCTGGTCACCGTCGACGGTGTCGGCTATGTCGCCACGTCGGTCGGCTACTGGCATCCGGGTGACCTCGAGGTGGTCCTGTCCAGCACGGTGCTGGTCGACCGGTGCCGCATCGAGCGCCGTACCGGGCAGTCCTACGACGACGCCACGAACACGATGACCGACACGTGGGCGGTCGTCTGGGAGGGGCCGTGCGACCTGGACTCGACCGCGACGGTAGGGTCCCGCACCGATGCTCGCACCGAGGCGGCAGGCGACCCGGTGACCCTGTCACGGCTGACGGCCTCCATACCGGCCACCGTCACCGACGTCGAACCGATGGACACCCTGACCGTCACCCAGTCCGGTGACGCGCGGCTGGTCGGCCGCCGGTTCACCATCACAGCGATCCGGATGGGCACCACCCCGGCGTTGCGTTCCCTGCTGCTGGAGGGTGTCGAATGAGCGTCGACGTCTCCGACCTGTACGCCTTCGCCGAGGACATGGCCCGCCAGTCGGGCCGGCTCGGCAGGGACGCCGCCCAAGTCCTCCGCGACGCCGCGAAGGCGGCCGAGGAGTACCAGCGCAGCCACATGCCGGTCGCTACCGGGGCGACTCGTAACTCGGTCGGAACCGACTTCACCGGCAGCGGACGGTCCGCCGACATGTCTGCCGAGGTTGGCCCCACCACCGACTACTGGCGCTTCCAGGAGTACGGCACCGTCCAGGTGTCGCCCAACCCGGTTGTGCAGCGGTCCGGCGACGCGGCCGATACCGTCCTCGTGCTCGGTATCGACGACGTGCTCAAGGACATCGGATGACGAGCCTGTTGGAGACTCTCCGGGCTGTCGATGCGAAGGGTCGGACCATCCCCGCCGTGGCCTGGACCGACGCCCCACCCAACGGCGTCGGCTACGCGATCCTCGACATGGGGGCCAGCCTGGCCGAAAGGTCCGGCGCCGATCGTCGGGTGGACGTGCACATCCGTTGTTGCGGGTTCTCCCGTGAGCAGGCCGCCAGCACCCTCGACAGGGTGAGGGCCGCCTTCACCGGCTGGCGCCCTTTCCCGGCCACCCGGCCCGACGTCATGGCCGCCGAGCTCGACTGCGGCCCAGCCATCCAAGACTCCAGCGTGGCGGGCGCGCCCCGCTGGTCGCACACCATCACGCTCCGCATTGAGTCCTGAGGAGGACGAAACCATGACCGCACCGAAGGCCGACGAGTTCGGCTTCTACCGGGTGCATGCCATCGACGGGTCCGGCTTGGACTTCACGGTGCGCACCTTCGACCCCGAGATCCACGTCCTCGTCGACGAGCCCGCCACCGACTACCGCGGCAACCCGCTGCCCGCGTCGGCACCGACCCCCGTTCGGGCTGCGAAGACCACCACGAGCGCCGGCAAGTCCGGCGAGAAGGAGTAACCCGCCATGATGACGGACGTCTTCCCGGTCGGCGTCGCCGCGCCGGGTAACAACCTGGTGGTCATCGTCCCGACGCTGACCACCCCGTCGGCGCCGAAGCTCGCCGACATCGGCGCGACCGCGCTCGACATGACCGACTACATCAAGGCCGACGGGTGGGGGATGGCCCTCAACCAGGGCCGCATCGACGACACCCGGCTGGGCGACAAGACGAAGCGTGAGAACTTCGATGTGGCCGAGATCGCGATGGACGCCATCGAGCACATCGTGGACCCGCAGGGGACCGGCACAGAGACGGGCAACAAGGCGCTGGCGCAGCTCCCGGCCAACAGCATGGTGTACGCCGTGACCCGGGTCGGGAAGGACCGGAACACGGCGCTGGCTGTCGGCGACAAGGTCACCGTCTACACGGTGACCACCGGCGAGGAGTTCATCCCGCTGGTCACCACCGGCAAGTACGTGCGACGAGTCATCACGTCCTGGTCGCGGATCGCCAAGAACGTCGCCCTGGTCGCCTGACCTCTCCGATCACCGGGCGGGACGCGTGGCACGGACGCGTCCCGCCCGGGCCGTCTCCCCCGTGCCCATCCGTGCCTGCCGTGTGAAAGGACCCACCGTGCCCGAGACCGTCTCCGACTACGTCGTCGATCTCAAGTCCGCCTTGGCGAAGCGGCGCCAGCAAGCGCAGCAAGCGCTCCGCGTCCGGTTCTGTGTCGACCGGGACCTGGTCGACCAGCACCAGGAGCTCACCGTGGAACGGGCCATCATCGTGGCCGGGTTCGACCGCCAGCGGAAACTGCTGGTCGACGACGACCGCCTCGGTGGGTCTCCCGCGTCAACTGTCGCCGACCTCGACAGGCAGCAGGCCGAGGCGACCGCTGACGTGGACGCCCGGATCGCCGGCCTGCTGGACCGCGGCCGCGGCTCAACCGTCGATCTGGTCTTCCGGATCATGTCGCCGGCGGAATATCAGGATCTCGTCAACCAGCACACGAAGGGGGACCGGATAGACGGGCGCTCGTTCGGGACCGCCCTGTGCACCGCCTGCTTCCAGCGTGCCGAGCAGAACGGCGAGACGGTCGACCTCGCCTGGCCGGACCTGGTCGACGCCATGTCGTTCGGCGAGCTCGACTCGATCCAGATGCAGGTCCTCACCGCGAACCGCGGGCAGGTCGCCACCCCTTTCTGAGCAGCATCCTGCGCGAACAGCCGCTCATCCTCGCCGACGTCGAAGAGGCCCACTCCCTCGGGGTGAGCCTCAAACGGTTCCACGGGTGGGAGCCGGTCGAACGGTGGGAGCGGGACGGCGACGGGTGGCGCGTCACCCGTGAGCCGGAGTGGGATGCCGACGAACGCGACATCATGCGGGCCCGGCGTGACGTCGAGGCGGACCGGTGCCAGTCGTGCGGCGGCTGGCTGACCGAGACCCTCACCGACAAGGAGCCGCTGGAGGACTCGCCGGACCACTACTACGGCGTGGAGCCGTTGTGGTGCCGCAAGTGTGTCGCCCACGACCAGTGGCGCGACCTGCACAGGGACGACGACCAGAAGTCCGCCGGCACGCTCGCCGACAAGCGGGTCCACGCCCGCCGGCTCTACTCGATCCGCAAACCGCTACCCGCCAAGGAGGTGTGAAGCTTTGGCTCGTACCGTCGCCGTCAACCTCGCCATCAACGGTGTCCAGACCGTCGTCGCCGGCCTCACACAGGTTGGGTCCGCGGCACAACGGCAGGGCGCCCAGATCAAGCAGTCGCTCGGCTCGTCGCTCGACTCGCTGGAGAAGGCCGGCCCCGGCCTGAACCGGCTCGGGTCGTCCCTGATGGGAGTCGGCGCGCTCGCTGGCGGCGCCCTGGCGGCGATGGGCAAGGCTGCGATGGACTGGGAGTCCGCCTGGGCCGGGGTCCGAAAGACCGTCGACGGAACAGACGCCGAGCTCGCCTCGCTCGAGGGGCAGCTCCGCAG